GATATCAAACTTCATGGAAAAGAATCCTTTACAAGAGAGATCTTATCCCTACACAGAACCCTCGGTAAAGTAAACTATGAAGAGACGAGACAACTTTTCTTAAATAATGTCCTGACAGAATCTCTTGACAATGGAGAACCAGCATACTATAATAGTAATGTTTTAGGCCGATATTATCGAAAAGACTATTTTGATCAATGAGTGTGTAGAGTATCTGAAAAGTTTAAATGCTGACAAGATACCACACAGAGAATCTAATCTTCTAGAACACTCTATTGGTTTATCAAAAATGTTATCATCTTTTGGTAGACCTATTGAGGAACAAGTTGCTGGACTTTTTCATTCAATATATGGAACTGAATTTCAGATGTACAAAATCAATGTTTCCAGAGAGGAAGTTCAATCTGTCATAGGAGAAAGATCAGAATACATAGTAAATCTATTTTGTGCTCTAGATGATAGGGTAAATACCATACTTTATGGTAGAGGTTTAAAAGACCCAGACAAGACAACCTTAAGATGGTTGGAATACTGTAACATAAAGGATCAAGATCCAACAGCATCTATCTTAAAAGAGTTTGAAATTGTCTTACATATATAATACACATAGAAATTTGCGAAGAAATGAATTTATTACCTAACGCTGAACTTTTCTTTTTAGAGAATAAAAAACTTGTCAGAAAATCAACCAGAAAATTATTTGAAGGTAGAGATGTTCTCGTCATAGGACTTAATGGTGCTTTCATTCCTACAGATGAAAAGATGGTTAAGGACTTTGAGAAAAACTATTTAAAATTTAAAGATACAAGTTTAATCGGAGATCCTACTAGAGCAAATAATATTTCCGACATCTATTTTGTTTCTATGAATGATCCATATGTTATGGATGCATGGTGGAAAAAAATGAAAATTAAAAATTGTAAGTATCTCCCTGATGGAAGCGGAGCTTTTTCTTTGAGAATTAATGAACAAGGTGGAATGACACCAAACCAAACTGTTATTGAAATGTATAATAAAGGTTATGGAAAAAGATCTTGGCGTTATGCTTTACTTGTAGAAAATGGTTGTCAGATGTGTTACGTTGAAGAGGAGACTCCTGATGATCAGAATACTAGAGATAACTTAAATCATGATCCATATGAATTGACAACTGCATCAGAGGTATTGAAATTACTTAAGGCTAGACAGCAAAAATCACATGTTGATGAAGTAAATAAAGAAGCTCTTGGTGAAGATTATAAACCTGTTTTGGATCTAGGACAGGATGCTAACAATAGTAAAACAAAAATTAAAGTAGAAGATTCTATGGGACTCGGATGAAAAGAATTAATCTCCAATATCTAGAAGAACACTTCGAGGAAGTCATACATAATGCACAGATGGGAGAAACTTATTTCATTCAAACTCCTGATGGAGAAATTGCATTAGTTCCAGATAAAGAAAGACTCAAGGCTTGTATAGAAAGTGGCACCGCCGTCCCTATAGAGGACAGTCACTTGTGGAATCATGATGATGGCGCTTGACATTTAATCAATTAGAGTGTAGAATTAGATCGTACATTTATTAGAACAATGTCTTGTTTAATACATAAGTTCAAAAAAAATCTAGATGCTTTGGAAAAAGCAGTAGATCAAGAGTTTGCTCTTGACTATAAGTATCCAAAGATTTACAAAAAAGTTTTGAGGTACTATAAGAGTGAGGGATATGAGTTCAGTGAAGAAGATCCCGAACAAGAATACTCATCTTTGATGAGTCTAATAGCAAAAGATTTGGAGGCTAAATCATGATTGAAGTAGTATGTCACAATGAACCATACAGATACATTGAAATGCCTGACCTCTTAGAGAATGGTAAAGGCGATTACCGTATTCAAAAGTACAATCAGTTCACAGGTAGATACAAAGACATGTATCTTTGTGATAATTATATGCAGTTTGAAACTGCTATCAATGATTTTGAGTATACAAAATGGTTAGATCCAGCAGGGGTTCCATGTTACATTAAAGATGAATGATGAACCATCTAATATTGAGAAGGCAAAATTTTTCTCAAAGACAGCGTATGATATAATAAAAGGTTTTGTCTCTAATGGGAACCTGATGGTTCCCCCAGAGGTAAAAAAAGCTCGAATAGATATATGTAGAGAGTGTAATAGATTTGATGAAGAACGATTCCTATGTAAAGAGTGTGGTTGTTTTTTAGTTAACAAAGTCAGATTCACTGCCTCCTCATGCCCCTTAAGATATTGGTAATTAAATGAATCAACCTAATTTTGAAATAAATGATTTCATAGGAATTTTTAATGATGCTATAGATCCAAATTTTTGTGATTATTTGGTAAACTATATGGATCAAGCAACAGAAGTGCAGGGAGATGGATCAAATAGAAACTATACACATGTAAAAGATAAACAAATTTGTTTAGATGCCTTCTCTCCTGGCGAATCTAAAAACTTAATGGAGTATGTAAATGGTTGTCTATATTATTATATCAACGAGTTTTCTTATCTAACAAATTTTAATTATGTTAGTGCAGTTGTTCTTCTACAGAAGACAAAACCAACTCAAGGATATCATATGTTTCATGGAGAAAATATAAATTGGAATTTAGAAACCAGAACTATGGCCTGGATGTGTTATTTGAATGATGTTGAAGAGGGTGGAGAGACAGAGTTTTTATATCAAAAGATAAAAGTAAAACCAACGAAGGGAACTGTTGTAATATGGCCTGGTGGGTACACACACTTACACAGAGGCAATCCTCCTATGAGTGATAAGTATATTGCTACTGGTTGGTATCAAGGTTCTATAGGATTATCACAGGTGAATACCGCAGGGATTAATGACAAACAATATATGGATAGTTTACAAAGCGAATGAAAGTATTAGTCACAGGACATAAGGGGTTCATAGGTAAAGAAGTTTTTAAGTTTTTGAGTGAACATTTTGATGTTGACGGATTAGACAGACCAGATGACATAGGAGATTTTATAAGATGGGCATCATCAGCGAGTGGATCTACACAGTATGATCTGATTGTTCATCTTGCTGCCTATGCTGCACTCCGAGATAGTGTAAACAATCCTGATAAATTTTGGGAAAATAATGTACTAAAGTCTCAACCTATCTTTGATTACTGTAGAAGAAATAATACTAGATTATTATATGCAAGTTCTGCTGGTGCATACAGTTGGTGGCAAAATCCATATGCTATAACAAAGAAGGTAAATGAGATACAGGCTCCACCTAACAGTGTAGGTATGAGATTCTTTAATGTGTGGGCAGAGGAGGGAAGTAGAGATGATATGTTATATGAGATGTTGAAACAAGGAACTGCAAAATATATTACAAGACACAAGAGAGATTGGGTTCATGTATTGGACGTTGTTAGAGCGATTGGAACTTTGATTCCTAGTAACTTTAGAGGAACAATAGATGTGGGTACAGGACAGATGACCTCTGTAATAGATTTGGCCAACGCCATGGGTATGGGTCATCTTCCTATCAAGGAGGACACACCCAATGAACCTGATGAGTTGTGTGCTAACATCGCACCTCTTATGGAACTTGGTTGGTTCCCAACTCTTAACATTTTGGATACGGTTATTGCGAAATCCGATAGTGTATGATACACTAAATAAGATGAAGTTTATTTAAACTTGTATGAAAAAGAAGACAGCACTGGTATTGGGTGCAGGCGGCTTCATAGGAAGTCACATGGTAAAACGACTGCGATCAGAAGGGTATTGGGTTCGTGGCGTAGATCTAAAGTACCCCGAATTTTCTATGAGTGCTGCCGATGATTTTGTTCAAGGTGATCTTAGAGAAGTAGGACTTGTAGCACAAGTCTTAGATGTAAACGGAGATTCCTTTGATGAGATCTACCAGTTCGCTGCCGATATGGGTGGTGCTGGTTATATCTTTACAGACGAACATTCTGCTGATATCATGCACAATTCTGCGACAATCAATCTAAATGTATTGAACGAGCAAGTTGCGTTGAATAAATTGTTAAGTGTAAACAAAACAAAGATATTCTATTCTAGTTCTGCGTGTATGTATCCAGAACATAATCAACTCGATCCAGACAACCCAGACTGCCGTGAAGAATCCGCTTACCCTGCTAACCCTGACTCCGAATATGGATGGGAAAAACTCTTCTC